AAAAATTATCCCAATCAATAGAGCCATAGTCGTCTTGAACCGAGCTGCTTGATGCTTTGAGTTCGTACCAGCGTGTACCAGCTACAGTGTCTACAGACACGTTACCGTACATAGGGTCTGATGCTCCGCTTTCTGCTACAGCAAGGAAAGGCCATTGAGGTTCGTCTAATATAATATCTAAATAAGATCTGTTTATGCAGTCTTTTATATGCTGCTGAATGCCTACTGCATTTACAAACGAGCTTGCAGTCAAGGCTACTTCATTCATTTCACGAAGAATAATATTTGTAAGTTCTAAAAACGTCTTTGCCATTTACTTAGCCTCTTTTGTTTTCTTCGTGCTATTAAAAATTCTGTCGTAATTATCATTATAATTTTGTCTTGCATCTCCGCCATATGAAGAAGCATTTAGCTTTACTACTTTTCTCATTTTTACACTTACTGGTTTATTAGATGTTCCTAATATATTATGTGGTTTAGACATTGTTACTCCTTAAAGATTGAGGGGCTTTTACACCCCTCGCACTTAATTTTATTATTAGTCAATAGCAATAAAAGCTTTTGCTAATGCTTCTGGTCTTAATACTTTACGACCAAAGACATGTAAGCCTCGACAAATGTCACCAAAGCTAGTAGGATCACGAAGAACCTCTGTGCTGGTGATTGTTTGAGCAGTTGCTACAGCAGAAATATGACCTGCTAAAATCTGATCAACTACACCTGATTGAGTTTTTGCAGGTAAGTTATTAGACTTATACATATCAAAGCCACGCAATTTACCAGAGCTTACTAATCCATTACGGATTGAGCCTTGTCCTGCGTTAAAGTCTACAGACATTAACTTAGAACCTGACTGACTTAGTTGCTCATAGAATGCAGGAGAAGCTACAAAGTAACGTCCTTCTTCTGGTACATTAGCTTCATCAAGTTTTAATGCTAAGTTAGCCATTAAATCAAGAGGATCTACAGCATCAGTACCAGTAATATCTACTGGCTTGCTGTTTGTGTTTGCTCCTGCAATAGTGTTTTCATTTGTACCTGCATCAGCGCCCACAATATGATCTGGGGTAGATGCAGATACGCCTGCAAACATAGCTGCTAAGACATTTGTATCAAACGCATCTTTAAGAGCGTATGCTGCTGAAGACGAAGCAACTTCTTTAAAGTTTACGTGAGACATTTTAGTTTCAATGTCATCTACAATAAATTTAAATGCGTTAGCTTGGTCAACAACCATTACAAGTTCTTCGTCAGTTAAAGGAGTTTCAGTAGTATCAGCATTACGAGTGTAAGCATGAACATTAATAGTTGGTTCTTTGATAATGTTTACAGAATCACCGAACGTAGAGATTTCGCCTGCGTAGTCAGTGTTTGTAATTGCTTCAACTACCGAAGCTTTACGGAAAAAGTTTTGTACCTTTTTCGAGTAGACTTCTGGTAAGAAGAAACCGTTGCCTTGACCTGTTCCACCGAGGTCAAAGTTACTTGTGGCAGAACCATTGCTGCCTGTTTGAAATTTAGCCATGATAATGTTTCCTTATATAAAAAGAGTTAAAAGTTTTAAGAAACAACTCTTCCTTCCATAATGGCCTGATCTATTTCTTGTTCATACTTGTCATAGTCGGCCATAGAAAGAGAGTTAATTTCTTTCCGAGTCCAGATCTTTGCTTCTTTAGCGTCTACCGAAGTTGTTCGAGTAGATACCATGTCTGCGGCAGATCCAGAAGATTGCGACTTGGATGCAGTACGTCTAGGGCTTTTAGTAGTGATGCCAGCTTCTAGCTTATAAAGATCAATAGCTTTGATTGCAAGCTCTACGTTGTCTGGGTTCTTGTAGATCCAACCTTGAATTTGCTCTGGTTGAGTCTCTGCCCAAGCATGAAAGTTATCGTCCTGCCTAATTTCATTAAAATCAGGATGGCGATCTTGTAGAGAGGCTTCAGCTTCTTTACGTGCAATTCCTTGTTCTCGTTGTTGAAGAACACTTAACTGCTGACGCAAAGCTTCTGTTTCTTCTGCGGTACGCATGTGCGCTACAGTTTCTACAGTCTCGTACAAGTCAGGGTATTGTTGTCTAAACGCTTCAAGATCTTCTGGGCTTCTAGGCGGAGCGTAGTCAGAGTCCCCTCTACTATTCGCTGCTGCTGTCAGTTCAGCTTCTTTTTGTTTAAAACTAGCTACCTTTTCATCGTAGTGCTTTTTTAAATCATCGTATCGTTTTTTATAGTTAGTTCTTGTTTTCTTCTGCGTTTCTTCTTCAGGGGCTTCTTCCGAGGTGGCCTGTTGAGAATCATCAAAGAATAAAGAATCAGCATGTCCTCTATTTGGAGCATCTGGCGTATGCCAAGACTTATCCTTATTATACGGATTTGCTGTTGGTTCATCTACTTCTTGTTGCTCTACTTGTTCTGTCATTTTGTCGCTCTCCTTTTGGGGCTTTTAGTCTTTCAAGGTGGCTATGAAGTTAGCTAAACATCATAAGGGCTTGAACTTAAAAGGTGGCCTCTAGGTTTATATGATTGTGTAAGGGGCTGAAATAAAAATCAGGTAGCCTTACGGTTATGCGCTAGGCATCTGGTTCGCATCAAGCATCATAGTCTTCAACTCTTCACTCATGTCTTCGTCATCCTCAAACATAGTTGAATCGTCTTCGTCATCTGACACCATGCTACCATACGCATAGCCGTCTCGCATACTTCCTCCATATGCTCGACCTTCTCGACTGTCGAACTCAGCTTCGGCTTGATCCATCATCATTTGAAGATTATCTGCGCCTAACTGTTCGACAGCCTTTGCGGTGAAAACAAATTCACCGTCCGATAACCTAGCAGGTATCGAATCTGATGTGCCAGTACCGATGCCTTCTACAGCACCTGCACCAGAAAATTCTGTTGCTGTGTCCATTACTCGATCAAAAAGCGTAGCAAGCTTAGCGTCTTGCTCAAGGGCAGATGCTAAGTAGTCTTGATCTATAGGACTCAACGCTTCGTTTAATACAAACTCTTCGTACTTTGCTTCCATTTCACTGTCTGGAAGTTGCGAAGCTTTTACTGCTTCCATTTCTTCAGGCGGAATATTTGAATAAGTGTCTACAGGCATACCACCTTCGTCAAATCCAAATCTACCGATTGATTTTATAAATTTTTTGCTGAATTTTTTTCTTCCAAAATTAGAAAAAGCTTGTCCTTGCTCTGGCTTTGCTATTTTTTTAAAACTTCTTTTTACTTTTTTAAAAAGTTTAGTTCCTTTTAGTTTTTTTAACTGTTTTTTATTTCCAATACTCGGAGTAAACTTATTTCCAAAAATACTTAACCCAAGTAAAGGAGAAGTATTCCTTACTGGCTTTCTGCGCTTTCCAAAAATACTCATAAGTTTTCCAAAAAAACCACCTCTGCCTTTATTTCTTTCTCTTCGAGCAGCGTTAGGAAACTTTTGAGCTACTACGTTTCCTAGTTTTGTAGCTACGCCTACTTGAGTTTGGCGAGCAGCATCTCCCTGCAACATTGGATTTCCTGAAAACTGAGCCGTAGCCATTGCTTTTGCTGCGTCTGCTTGTGCATTAGATACTAATTTTTTTGTGCCTTGTGGTTGTGACTGTTCTTTTATTCTTTCAGCTAAGCGACCAAAGATCCCGCTAAAGCCTCCTCTTAGCTTTTTCTTCATTTTCTTTTTGCCGCCAACCATTCTACTAATTTTTTTAGTAAAACCGCCAAAGAAAAACTGTTCTCTTTCTTCTGCCATGTCTTCTTCGATTTCCATCTTAGAAGCTTTGTCTATGCTGTAGACTTTATCTTGGAATTCAAAAACAGGAGAGTCGTCAATAACTGCGTCTACAAAAGCATCTTCAAAATCTTCTAATTGCTCTTGCTTAGGCGGCTCTGTGTTTTCAGAAAACCAAACTGACGCAAGGACAGGTACGGGTATGTCTAGTTCGTCATCAGCGTCCATTTCTGGATCGTCCATTATTTCTTCTGCGCCTTGCATTTCTGGAGTACCACGATCAGGAGTCGAGAGAAGAGTGTCTTCCGCAGGCCCACGATTAATCCGATTAACGTCTTCTTTAGCTGCTTCTAGCAAAGAGTCTGAACCCTCTACAGCCTTTTGAGCTACAGAACCTACTGCGTACTTGACCTTCATTTCTTCTTCGTTTGGCATTTTATTTAGTCCTCTATTCTTTTACGAGCTTCTAAAACTTGCTCTTTTAATGTTAATAAATTATCCAGAGAATTCACTCTCCCCTGCCTGCGGTACATTTCCTGTTCCGATTGTGCCATCACCAGTGCCTGTAACTCCAGCGTCTTGAGATTGTTCAGGTGTTCCTGCACCGCCTCCCATACCTGCTTGTTGTTGGTCAGGGCTGCCAGCTTGGCCGCCAGTTGCTTGTCCAGCATTTTGCGCTCCTATAATTTGTGCCGCTATCTTAGCTTCTTCTGGATCATTGAGTATCTCATCGGGATCAAGATCTAAACTATAAGCAAGCTCACTTACTATTTTAGACATCTTAACAAATGGAGCAATGGCAGGGTTTTGCGCTGTTTGTAAGAAAGTTGTTAGTCGTTGACTGCGTACTTCTTTTTGCATTAGACTATTTGTACCCATAGCTTTTACTTCAAGGTCGCCTTCTATTTGCAATGGGCCTTCAAAGAATTGCATGTTCCATTGAAAATAAGCTTCACCAAGAGGCTTTAACAAAAAATCGTCTAAGTTTTTAACTACTGTTTTAATGTTTAATGACGCTGCACCTAGCAACATAGACATTCCTGACGCAGTTCGTGTCATGCTTTGTACGCCTGTTTGACCATGACTGTAGCTTGGAATGCCTGTTTGTTCGTCTGCAAGTTGTCGGAACTTATCAAACATCATCATGTTTTCTTGAGATGTATTAGGAAACTTAATTCCATGTATTGCTTGACCGCCCATACCTGCTTGTCGTCTAAATACTTTACCAGCATAGATGTCCATTGACTGCCCGCCTACAAGCGCAGACTCGTCAACATCAAATACAAGAGAGCCGCTAAGCGCAAGGTTGTCAATAGCCATACGTGCATGGCCGTTCATGATCTGTTGAGAGTCGTCCATGTTCTCTGCAACGCCAATACCAAAAAAGCTGTACGGATTTTTTTCGTATGTAAAAGCATTGTAAGGTATACGATGCGGAGTAAAAGGATTTACAACTGAACGTAAAAGTTTACCATTGCTGATCCAAGCATTTACTTGTACTTCATCTAAATCGTCTATTTCTTTTGGAAGTTCCATTCCAGCTTCACGACAATACTCTGCGTCTATGATTCCCCAATATTCTAAAACTTCATACTGTCCTGAACCATAATCTTCTGAGCGCCTATCATCTTTTAATTCAGATTCGTAATCCTCTTCTTCATAGTTTGGCCCCATCTGCAAACACTCACGAATTTCTCCTTTATTAAAATAAGGCATCCTAGATAGCGCTCGTAGCTGAGACTTATTCATTTTGTGTCTGTGGCAAACAAACTCGCACTCTTCTATTGTTGTTGCATTAGGGTCTGGGAAAAAATCCCAAATGCTAACAAACTCAATACGTGGTACACGCACAGCTACAGGACTATAATTCCTGTCTCCAGTATCTTCGTCAGTATTCCATCGGCCTATTTCTTTATTAAAATTAAATGGGCCTTTAATAATGCCTGTGCCAAATAAAGCAGACTCAAAAATTGCATTGCGTAACTCGCTTGAGCCGCTTGATTCTTCAATCTGGTCGTGTATAAGCTTCTGCATTTTGCGAGCAGCTTCTTTAGCTGGAGAGATTTCTAAAACATTAGGGTCGGGAGAAGGCCCGTTTACAAAAGTAGCTTCTCCTTTTTTAAGTTCGTCTTCAAAAAAAGATTCGCCTGAGTCGTAAGTAGTTCCTGCTCTTAATGTTCTACCGTCTCCTTTGAATCCAATATCAAAAGGATCTATTTCTTTCTTTTCTTTTTTGTTTTCTTCGTCAGGCTTAGAAGTTTCTATATCAGCTCCAGACATATCTAAATGCTGATACGTTGAAATACCTTCTGGGATGTTAGTTTCTCTTACGCCTATTGGAAACTGACCTGTACCAAAGATTACATCTACAAGCTGACCAAAGGCTGCAAGAACTTTTGTCTTTGTTACTTTAATAAATACTTTAGACTTTTCAGACTCACGAAACTTAACGTGCTTAGGATATAAGCCTCTAAAGTTGTGGTACGCTTTCAGCCACCTGTCTTCATCATGATCTCTAGCATTCTTAGCTAATTCAAAACGATCTTCAATTAAACCTACAAACCTGTTCCTAACATCATTTTCTAACTCTAGCTTCATAGCAGTTTCGCCCTCTACTGGAGCGTAATAAATCTCATTGCTATTCTGCATTAATGTATTGTTATTATCCATTTAATATCCAAATGTTGTGTCTACAGGAGCGTAGCTCTGTTCTCGTTTAAGATCTCGCATCCTGTCTAAAGGATTACTCATACGAGGCCGAGACATTATTAAATATCTCAAAGCATCGTAAGCATGATCTGGCGCTTTTGTGTCTACGTCTTCTGGGTTTGATTTGTCCAGAGGAATACTTTGAAGTTCTCGTATCAGGTTCGGGCATGTATTAAATATTTGAATGCGTGGTCTACCGCTTTGAGTAATCTTCAAGTATTCATGGATTTGAATCTTTCCTTGAATACGGTTCTTATCAGCCCTTCGTAGCTTATGACCTGCACGAACAAGTGTTTCTCCTACTGTTGGGCCTGTTGTTCCTGTCCTATTCCAGCAAGCTGTGTCAAGCACACCTGAGACTGAAAAAGGATCTTCTAGTTCCATGTTTGTTATTAAACTTGCTAAGTCTGTACCAAGTAAATTCTTTTGATACAGTTCACGATAAATAACTAACGTGCCGTCACTTGGGTCTACTGCACCCCATACACAAGCTGATTCAGATGCGTAACCATAGTCAATGCCTTTTACACGCTCCCAGTTAATTGGAATGTCAAAAGGCGTAACTACGTGTAAGTTCCTATCAAACTCTGTAAAGGCTGCTCCCTCTGCAACGTCCCAGTTACCTTCCAGCAGTTGCTGACGCTGAGTTGGCGGCAGTGCTTTCAGCATCTGCTCATAGCGTCCATCTTTAGCTAAGTAGGGATTATCATCTAATCTCGCTGGAATGAACTTTCGTGTAAGGCCGTCAGAGCCTCTGTAAGCTTCGTTAGGCGGAGATGAGTCTATGTACCGCTTCTTTACCCAATGCGCTCCAGTACCTCCTGGATTTGCTGTGCAACGCATATAAGGAACTATCTCAGAGTCAGTTGTTCGTAAACGTGACGCTAAGTAGTTCCATGAAAATTCTGTTGGCAGATGCGTGATCTCGTCAAAGCCAATCCAGCTATAGGCTTGTCCTTGGTAGCGATATACGTCTGCATCTCGTTCGAGGAAGCCGAACTCTACTTTTGCTCCGCTTGGGAAGTTCCAAAGCTTCTCAACTTCTTTGTACTTTGCGCCTTTGAAGGCTTTAGGGTACAGCTCTCTGCTTTTGTCTATAAGCTCTCGGAGTTCTGGCATAGACCTTCTAAGTATCAATGCCCTATGCGCTGACCTGTGTGCATAGCGCAGTGGGTCTACTAGCATTGCATAGGACTTACCACCACCTGCTGCTCCACCAAACAATACGTCTGTTTCGCTTGAAGCTAAGAACTCTTCTTGTGGCCCTTCATTAGCTTTGAAGATTACATTCTCGTTAGCTTCTGATCTTATTGACTTTGGTAAAGCCTCTAGCTCTTCTGAGCTAAGTACGCCTTCTTCTTTTAAAGCCTTGTTAGTAGTTTCAATTGATTTCTTATGCCTACTTATTTTATCTTGAGCCTGCTTTATCTTTTTCTGCTTATCTCGAACTGTACGTTTTGCAGCCTGCTTTGCTTTAGTTTCAGAATGAAAGTTATAGCCTCTTCCTTTAGACCCTTTTGCTCTGCCTGATTTCTTTCTTGGAGTCCCATCCACTTTCAGGATAAAATTACCGTCTGGATCTGTAGCATAATTCTCTGGATTAAGTTCCCAATCTGGCTTATCCAACGCTACGCTTCTCCGCTATCTTTTTTAAACCTTGATGACTTAAACTTCTTCCTGTTAAATGAGAAATGTACAAACTTCCTTCACGCAATGACAAGCTTTTGTCTTGAATCAGGGGAACTACTTCGTTTAAAGCCTCCAATTCTTTTTCTACAGGCTCTAAAGTAGTAGTATCTTCATCGTTTAGTTTGTAACCAAACGGTATTGTACTACTCGATCTCCTCATAGTCTCCCTCTATTACTGTTTCTTTTTTAGTCGGGAGTATAAACAAGCCGCCTGTACTATTTACATTTACATCAAGAGTTTCTTTCTTGCCCAAGCCTACACGGTCTAGGATCGTTTGAGCTGCTTGTATTCTTACATTCGCTTGAGGCACAGGAGCGTTACTATCCATTATATCTACTAGCTTCATGGCTGCTTTTGGTGCAGATTGAGCTAATATTCCTGTAGCAATCTCCAATATCTCTGATCTTAATGCCTTAACCACAGCAGGATAGCTGGATTCCGAATAACCAGCTAACTCTGCTGCTTTTTTCGGATCACCTCCTACGGTTGGTAAGTGTTTAAGGAACAATTCTTGTTTTTCTGTTAGATCTTTATTATTCATATTACTTATTATATAGCTAGTTTACAGTTTTGTCAAGTCTTTATTACTAAAAGTTCTATACTTACACTTGACAAACCCTTAAATAATCATTATAATAGATATTAACGTCCCCACCGTTATATAGTTATAGCACTCAACACACCCTAACTCACTTCCCTCTCCCCTTTGAAGCTCTTTAAAGCTGCGGCACAAACTGGTTGACACCTATTCCTACCCAAAATGTATAAGATTGAGTATATATAGGGGGGAGGGGGTATGGCCACCTGCCTACCCTCAAGCTTACACGCACGTTAAAGACTTTAAAAGTCTTGACGGACACCTCTGCATAGCCTGTAAAGACTTTAAAAGTCTTCAAAGGGCTTTAAAGCCTTTGGAGAGCTTCGCTCTAGTTTACAAATTGTGGAGCTTTAGAGACTTTTAAGATTCTTTAGAATCTTCTCGGAAGTCTTCAAAGATTTCAATGGCTTGAAGCATTAACTAAGCAAAGCTTAGAAGTCTAGTTAAGTTTATGAAGCTGATCAAAAAAACACCTTACTTTAAAACTTTAATAACTGTTTTAAAGTAAGGTGGAAGTTGGTTTATTGAATTACGATTCTAAAAAATACTTTTGAACTAAAGTGAAAAAGGTATTTTTTAGAATCTTTAAGTAATTCAATAAACCAACTAGAGGAAAATTGCCATGCCAAACTTCACCGAAATCGACGCCAACCGAATCGCCACTTCAAAGCAAATTTGGGCTGTCGCAAATCGCTTTGCTTCGCTGTGTGCCGCAGAAAAATCTGAGCGCTATGGGCTTACGAAAGTCTATAACGCCATCCTCAACTCTCAACATGGCGAAGCCAAACTGACCCATGCAGACATTCAAAGCTACTTTGAATGCGAGACAGTTCCAAAGTCTATTCAGTCCCGCATTAAGTCTAAGACAGCACCGAAGCCGAAAGCTAAGAAGACTTCAAAGAAGTCTAAGCCTGAGCCTGAGGTTATAGACTATCTCGAAAGGGTTGCCGCTCCGTTAGTTCCAGTTGAGGTTCATCCTGAAAATTCTAATGTCAAGAAGATCAATGCCCGATTAGATGATATGGAAAATCGCTTTGAGACTTTAGTCTCCAAGGTTGGCGACATTGAAGCTGGCATCGGAATGATTTTAGAATCTATTCAAAGTAAATAAATCTATAACGCCTCGGTCACGAAAGTGATCGGGGTTTTTTTAATTCTATTAACGCACATACAGGATATAAACTATGAGCAATCCAACAAAACAATCAGCATATCTAACAGACTATATGTTTTCTATTGCAGAAACTCAACAAGAGGATGGGACTATATCTAATCCTTTAGATATATTAATAGCTGTTGAGGATGAATTTGAAATGACTGAATGGGATTTTGATTAATAAATAAATATCTGTTAAAATACTTTTAAAATACATAAGAGCTTAAAGCGATTATGTATTTTAAAAGTTATTTTATTTCCAAATGTCGGGAGGCAATCCAAAAATGTATAAAACTCATGCAATCCAATGTCAAGAATATGCTATGGCATCCGCTAATAATCTAATGGATGTTGCGATGCTGGTTAGTGTTAGCATCCAACAAAATTGGTTAAGCTGTGGTGATCAGCTTGCTGATGTCAAGGAAAATGGTATTAATTCTAAGTATTTGTGGGGCGTTAAGTCAAAGACTTATAAGTATTTAGATTCTAATAAGCATAAGTTATATGCTCAGGTCAAAGCTATAGCGAATAGCCATAAGTCAGATGATGATAAAGCGTATAGTTTAATGAGAGTATTCTTGCGAGTTGATGGTCTAGGCTTGCCGAAAGCTGGATTCATGTGTCAATTAACTATGGGGCTGGTTGGTTGCATGGATGTTCACAATATTAGAATGTATAAACTAGACCCAAAAGTATTCGTGTTGGCTAAGAATCCTAAGACTATCAAGGGCTTACAAGCTAATGAGACTAAGCTTAAAAACTATATAGCGATCTGCCATGACTATGGTACTGAATCACTATGGAATGAGTGGTGCGATAATCTAGCAACTAAGTCACCAAAATGGCGTGATGGTAATCATGTCTCTGAAGTTCACATAAACTATCTACTTGGAGTATAGACTATGAATAAAGAAATTAAATTTAATGGCGATGTGCTTAATGATTATATTGCAGTAGGCGATACACTAAATGGCAAGACTGTTACTGAGATTTGGTGTACTAGCACTGGTACTGCTATGTTTTGCTTAGATAATAATCACGATAGGTATCTTAACTATAACGAATTACTTGATGCAATATGTGAAGCTGATCCGTCTTATGATGATGACTATGGTGAATTATATAAATCTGTAACGTCTGGGAGATAGACTATGAAAACATATATCCATGTAAATCAACACGTTATAAAGTCTAACCTGAAGCATGGCTTAAATGAGCCTGCCATTACAGTAAAGACTAGCAAGTCTAATGTGTACTGCCACAAGGCTATAGTCAAAGGCGAGGTCGAGGTGATACAGTCAACGACCGACAAGCCGTTGTTATCTTGTGGCGCTCGAATAGTTATGGTAACTCACGATGAGGTCGAGACAGTTACTTATAATGAATTATTATTTAAATGACTTATAAGCCTTTTAAAACACATTCATTTATGAATGTTTTAAAAGGTCTTATTAAGTCACAAACGTCAGCTTGGAGGGGTTGACAACGATTGCCGAATCCTTTACAATACTTTTTCACACTTATAAACTATTGGAGAAATGTTATGAAAAATTTATTCTTATCTGTGTTCAATGTTACTGTATCAGCTTTAGTATATTTAGTCTTTGGTAAAGTTAATAAGCGTGGCAAGTTCTTTGGTCGCTCTTATATTCTAAGAAAGCGTAAGAATCTACAGCGCAAACCTTCATACTTTAAAGGTGAGTGCTTTAGAAATATGCACTGTGGCTTGTGGGCTTTTAGCTTAGAGCATAAGCAAGGTCGAGGTGTATACTTTAACGGCATCAAAGATCACGAAGGTAAAGAAACAATTCTATAGTAGTATTCTATCAGTGAGTGAACGGTCGCTTGCTGATAGTCTTATAGACCGCTAGAGGTTTGTGTCCTATTGGCACGATGGCAGTTTTACTCTTTAAATAAAAACTGCCGACATTAATTTAACCCTTAGTAAATAGGAATAAGACTATGAACAATGTATTTAATATGTACCAAAACAAATCAGCAATGGATAACATAAGACTTGATGGCTATGGCGATGCAGACTTTGGAATCTTTGAAGGTGCGTTGACTTACGATACACCATACGGTGAGAAGACTTGCAGTAAGCGTATTGTTTATCGTGATGACGATGGGTCAGAGCTTGGTGTTCATGGCAAACGCTATGTTCCAGTAGCTCCTAGAGATATGATCGAGTCTGCTCGTAAGATTATAGAGCGATCTGATCTTAATCTTGAGGGAATCACTGAAGACATTCAGATGTCTCACAATGGCGGTAGAACTTATGTAAGGTATACTATGCCGCATCATACTTATCCTACTCCAGACGGTGACACAGCAACGCTAGAGCTATTAGCTACTACGTCACTCGATAGTACTTGGCCATTCATGATTAGTGTTGGAGCGCATCAAGCGGCTTGCTTGAATACTCAAGTCTTTACTTCTGGTACTGTTGCGGTGTATAAATCTAAGCATATGAAAGGCTTAGACATTGAGCATGGCTCGAATGTAATAGTCAAATGCCTCGGTGCTTTCGAGAATGAAAGGGAACAGTGGGACACTTGGATGAATACAAAAATGTCTGAGGCTGATGCGTTTAAGTTCTTTGCTAAAGCGGTGAATGCTACATCTGCTTTAGATAAATTAAAAGAAGATGCTTATAGATATAGCTCACCATCAAGGGTCTTGCTTGATTCAAGAACAAATAAGAATCTTAATTACATCTGGGATAAGTTTATAGAACACTATGTTCCAGCCTTCGGATCGAATCAATGGGCAGTCTACAATGCTCTTACTGATTGGTCTAGCCATGCACCATCATCTAAGAATGCTGACCCTGCTAATCTTGCGGCTCGATTGCATAAACGTAGAGAGACTGTAAGAACTGCTATTGATGCTTGGAGTATTGCGGCATGACATTTAAACTATTCAATAGATCATTAGCGTTTAATTTTCGGAACGGCTGTGGAATTGATTTAGAATTCCATGAAGGTAAAGCTGTTTGGATTAGTCAAACGCTTGATGATGACATCGAAGCTGGTGTATTTGTGGGGGCAGTAGTCTTGCTCCCTTTCTTTTCAATCACGTTTGGTAAATGCTACACACAAGGCGAGGAGTTTTAAAATGGAGAGTGCTTTATCTATACCAGCCGCAGAGAAATTCTTTGATGGCTTACAGTCTGCTTATGTTGAGATAACAGATTGGGACTATCCCTCTGCAACCATTCAAGCTACGATAGAAACTTATCGTGGTGATTTCTTTGAAGACTTCACACGAAGCGATGCTTTCAAAGTCAAGTCGATGCACAACTTGTTTAGTTTTAACGCTAACACTTGGGAGCTTGAGATAGTTTTTACTGAAAAGTTTACAAACGAAATTGTACCATTGATGCAGGAGAAATACACATGAAAAAATATGATGTGTCTTGCAATGTTTTAATTAAGAGTAAGTTTAATGTTGAAGCTGTAGATAAAAAGGAAGCTAGGAAGCTAGTGTTAGCAGGCCGCATAGAACCATACACCGATGAGATTATTGATACAAACTTAACTGAAATAACGGAGATAGAAAATGAATCAGATGACTCGGAATGAAGTAATGGATTTTATTAAAGATCAATTAGCAGACATTGACGAATGGAGAACATTCGAATTAAGTGGTGACTTATTTGATTGCAATATATACTACAACCAGCACACCGAGGAGCTTGGGCTAGATATATATGCTACCAAAACAGATGAA